CCGTGGGCTGGTCCTCGACGGTGATCGCCAGGGTGCTGGGGGTGCGGTTGGTGGGGAATTGACGATCGACGTCGTCTTCCAGGTAGCCGACGGTCAGGTACTGCTGCTCACCGCCCGAAGAGGTGAACGCCGTGACCTTGGAGATCGGTGCCCAGCCCGTGACCGGGGTGACGGCGCCCACGCCCGCGCCGGCGCCATATCTGTCGGCGCGCGAGGTGTCGAGACCGCCCAGGGCAAAGGTATCGGTCGCGGCCTTGCTGACCCGGGCGGCGCGGTCGTTGATCAACGACCAGCCGGAGTTGACCAGCAGCACATCGTCGTTCTTGAGCTTGTGGCCGGCGGCGGTGGCCACCGGTGGGTTGGCGTTGCTCAGTGCGGTGAAGGCAACGGGAGCGCCCAGGGCACTGGCGATTTCGAGAACAGCGCCGTTGGGGAGGGAGAAACGTGTAGCCATGGTGATTTTCCTTTTGGGTAGAAACGAAAAAACCCGCACGGGGCGGGTTGGGGTTTACTGCGGGGTGAAACGTGCGCAAGGACTCACGCACGGTGTCGGGAGAAGGTCGCGTCAGGCACCTTAGCCTTGGTCAGGGCTCGCCTTTGGCCAGCGCCTCGTCCGCCTTGTCCACGGCCTGACTCGCCGCCGTGGCCGCACGAGCAGCCTTGGTCACGGCGACATCCGTGCGACGGGCCAGCTCGTCCAGGCGGCGATCGCGCTCGCCCAAGGCCGTATCGTAGGCGCGTCGAATCTCTTCGACCTGCCGGGCCTGGACCTCGGCGAGCGTCCAGCAGGCCGCTTGATAGCCCAGCACGACGCCGCCGCTGAGCAGCAAAGTCGCGATCAGCCAGACCTCGACCCGACGCCACCAGCGTCGAGCCATGAATTCCAATGCACATCGGTCCATCAGGCGTTGCCTCCTATCCGTGGCCGAAGCCGGGCGATCTCTTCGCTCTGGGTGGTGACCTTTTCGGTCAGGCGCTCGACCTGGCCGGTCAGCGCTTCGATCTTGCCTTCCATGCGGCCCACGGCGGCGGCGAGCTCATTGCGTTCCTTGGCGAACTGATCGGCACGCGCTTCGGCCTGCAAGCGCGCCTCGCGCTCGGAGTCGAGCAGCTCGTTGAGGCGCCGGACCACGCCGATGTCGGCCGTGTCCATGGCCCGGTCCGCGGCATCCTTGGAAAGAAACTTGCGCAGCCAGAGAAAGCCGCCCAGCAGCACGGTGCCCGTACCGCCCAGCCAGGTGGCTGTGCCCGGGCCGAAATCGGAAGGGTCCATGGGGTCTGTCCAGAAGCAGAGACTGCACGGGGCAGTCGGGGGAAAAGAAGCGAGCCTGTTGGCGCGCTGAAGCCGTACGAAGCAGGAAGCGCGTGATGTCCCCTGGCCTCAGCCGAACGCTGGGGCGAGCCTTTTTGCAGGCACAAAAAAACCGGCTCAAAGGCCGGTTTCTTGATCCGCTTCGCGCTGGGCGAAACTTCGAAAGTGAGGAAATCTTGCCACCAGCCGCACCGGAACGCAACCCCCCTCACGCACTTTTTTTCATGACCTGCAATGCGTCGATGACCGGCGCCAGCACCACGGCATCGAGGTCCTCGCAGCAGGCGAAGATCAGGCTCACGGCGCCGCCCCAGTTGCGTGTCCAGTTGGTCGACTCCAGCGCCACGCCATAGTGCGCATCCAGCCAGGCGCGGAAAGCTTCCGGCGCAGCCAACGGGTCGGCGTTGGCCGATTGTCCGCCTTGATGCATGTACCGATAGCGTGCCATGACGCCCTTGACCACGTAGTCGAGCTGCTCGCGCTTGGCGGCCGTCATGCGGGGCGAGCGTTGCTGCACCAGCGTGAACACCACCTCCTGGGCGATCTCCTGGGTGTCGATGTCCAGCTGCGGGCAGTACATGAAGTCGCCGAACGCCTTGAGCGGTCGGCGCAACGTGGCGATGGCGGCCTGGACCCTGCCGGCCAGGGCCTGGTGGGCCGCACGGCCTGCGCCACGCTGCCCAGTGGTGACCTGCACGCGCGCACCCAGCGCGCTCAGGCGCTCGAGCGCGCGACCTTGCTGATCGGAAGAGGTGTGGTAGCAGTCATGCCAGGCTTGTCGTGCCGTGTTCAAGCGCATGTCGAGATCTCCGTGGCTCGGCGTTCTGGTCAAAGGCGCAGACAGCGCTGGACGCAGAGGCCGAATGGACGCCAAGGCGTCGCGTGTTGAAAGGGGCTCATGACAGGCGCCAGAGGCCGCCTTGATAAGCATGCTTATACTGTAGAAAGAAGCATGCTTATTGGCAAGAGGATAAGCAAACTTATACACTGCCCCCATGAAGACACTCGCCGAACGCCTCAAAGCCGCCCGCCAGCATGCCCAGCTGACCCAGAAAGCCCTGGCCCAGCAGGTGGGCGTGGAGCAGCCGGTCATCTCCCAGCTGGAAACGGGCAAGAACCTGCAAAGCGCGCATTTGCCCAAGATCGCCCACGTCTGTGGTGTGAACGCGATCTGGCTATCCGAGGCGCTCGGCCCCATGCTGCCCGAGCGCACGACGCCTGCGCCGCAGACCAATGTCGCGCCGACCGAGCAACCCACCCTCACCTTCCGCTACCCGGTGATCAGCTGGGTCGCCGCCGGGGCCTGGGCCGAAGCGGTCGAGCCCTTCCCGCCCGGGTTTTCCGACCGGTACGAGCTGTCCGAATACGACGCCAAGGGCACCGCGTTCTGGCTGGAGGTCAAGGGCGATTCGATGACGGCGCCGGTGGGCCAGAGCATCGCCGAGGGCACGTTGATCCTGGTCGACACTGAGGCCGACGCGCAGCACGGCAAGCTGGTGATCGCCAAGCTGGCGGACAGTAACGAGGCGACGTTCAAGAAGCTGGTGGAAGATGGCGGGCGGCGGTACCTGAAGCCGTTGAACCCGGCCTATCCGACGGAAATGTGCGCAGGCGACTGTCGAATCATCGGGGTGGTGGTGCGCGCCTTGATGAAGCTCTGAACCCAGCGACAGGCACGTTGAAGCGCCCGCCACCGAGGCTTCGGCGTGTCTGGACCAGGCCTTGCGCCCGGTCGGCTGTACGCCTTCTCCACCCGCCGAGACAGGCGTCCAAACAGTCCTACATTTCCGTTGCCAATTTCCTACACCTTCACTACTGTACACATATACAGCAGTAGAAATGGAGGTTCACATCATGCTTCATCAGCCCGACTTCACCCAGACCAAACCCCGCACCTATGAACAGATCGGTCATCGCGTCCAGCGGCTCATTGCCGACCCGCGCGTCCAGCGCATCCAGAGCATCACGGTCTCCAGACTGCCCAACGAAGACCCGGCAGACTGGCGACGCGTGTTGCAGGAGTTGACCGAGACCGCCGGGGTGCGCGTCGACGAAGTGGAGAACGGTGCGGTGAAGATCGGCTGGCGCGACTACTGCGAAGCCTGAGTCCAGCCACGGGCGCCAGGACGTCGTCAGGCGACGCCCCGGCGCCCTGCCCTCACACCTTGAAACGCCCTACCAGGGCTTGTTGCTGCTCGGCCAGGCGAGCCAGTTCGCGACTGGTCGCTGCCGTCTGCTCGGCACCGGCGCTGACCTGGATCACCAGGTCGTTGATGTCGTTGACGTTGCGGCTGATTTCTTCGGCCACCAGGGTCTGCTCTTCGGCGGCCGATGCCACCTGAATGTTGCGGTCACTGATGGTGGCGATGCCTTCGGCGATCTCCACCAGGCGCTGGCCTGCGCGCTCCACGTTGCTGGCGCCGGTCTTGGCCTTGTCGAGGGTTTCCTGCATCGAGGAGGCTGCACGGTCGGAACCGTCCTGCAGCTTGCCGATCATCGCCTGGATGCTGACGGTCGACTCCTGGGTCTTCTGCGCCAGGTGCCGGACCTCGTCGGCGACCACGGCAAAGCCCCGGCCCTGCTCGCCTGCCCGGGCCGCTTCGATGGCCGCGTTCAGCGCCAGCAGGTTGGTCTGCTCGGCCACGCCGCGGATCACGTCCACCACCGAGGAGATCGAATCGCTCTCGCGCTTGAGTTCGTCGATGATCGTCGCCGTCTGTTCGGCCTGCTCCGACAACGCCTGCACCAGTTGCACCGAGCGCTCGATCTCGCTGCGGCCCTGGGCGGTGTTGGCGTTGGCCTGCTGGGACATTTCCGAGGCCTCGGTGGTGCTGCGCGCCACGTCCCTGACCGTCGCGCTCATCTGGTTGATGGCCGTGGCGACCTGGTCGGTGCCGGTGCGCTGCTGGGCCACGTTCTGGCTGGTCTGCACCGCCACCGCCGACGCCTCCTCGGCCGCGGTCGCGACCTGCGAGGTGGCATTGCCGATCTCCTGGATCACCTGGCGGATCTGCACGGCCATGTTGTTCAGGTTACTCGCGATCTGGCCGAACTCGTCACGGCCCTGATACTGCACGTGGGCGGTCAGGTCGCGCCTGGACAGCGCCACCAGCGCCCCGTTGATGCCACCCACCGCCCGGTTGATCTCGCGGATGATGATGAACGACAACGCCAGCACTACACCCAGCACGATCAGCACCGCGCCCAAGGTCAGCCACAGGCTGTGGGCGGCGGCATCGCGGGTATGCAGCGCCAGCTGGCGCACGCTCTCGCTCTGGTTGACCTCGACCTTGCCGATCTGATCGATGCGCGCAGTGGCCAAGGTAAACCACGCTTCAGGTTTGACGTTGAGCGGGTCACCCAAGGGGGTGGTATAAGCCAGCTGCTGCAAGCGTGCCACTTCCTGGGAGCCTGGCTGTTGCAGCACGGCCTCGAGCTCGGCCCGCACCTGGGCCGTGGCACGGCGTTGCGAGGTGTCCAGGTAGGCCGAGAACTCGCCGAGGTTGCTGGCAAAGCGCGACAGCAGCCCGGCGTCAAAGCGGTTCTGGCTGAAGGCCAGGCCCAGCAGCACACGCTCGCGCCCTGCCCGCTCCTTCATTTCGATGAACTGGTTGAGCGTGCCCATGGCGCGCAGGATCGTCGAGTTCTCGACACCGGTCTCCAGGGAATGGGTGAAGCCGATCAGCGCTTTGATCAGGCCGGTGAAGCGTGTGCCAGACTCGGTGTTGTTGATCGCCTGCCCATCGACCTGCGACCGCAGACTGGCCAACCCGTCCAGCGCGCGGTACGCCTCGGTCAGGTCTGCATCGGCCGGTGCCGACCCTTGGCGCACGGCCTGGATTGCGGCATCGGTCTCCTGGCGATAGGTGACCAGCTTGTCCTGCATGGACTTGCCGCCGCTACCGAGGAAGACCCCGCTAGCACCGCGCTCGCGCTGCAGGGACGTGATCAGGTTGCTGAACCGTTGCGCCGTCGTGGTGGCTTCGACGGTCTGGTTCATGGTGGTGAGGGTGTGGTACTTGTCCACGACATTGCCGCCGGCGAAGAACAGCAGCCCGAGCAAGGGGAAAATCAGAATGAGCAACAGCTTCGCGCTCAGAGGAGCGTTCTTTAGCATACACGGGCCTTTACGGTAGACAGCTGCGGGTGGCGTGCCCTGGCAGGGCCAGGGTCACCGGAATCGACGGATGACCAGGGGCCGTACTGGGCCCTGTCGAAATGTCATCGTTCGCTGCCTACCATGTCGGCGGTGCGCCCGCGAACTTTATGCCCCAGCCCGCAGACAGGCCGTGAACGTGTCGCGGCGGCAGCACCCTCGCCGCCGTGAACGCGTGCTCCCGTCAGCGGCTCGGGGCATCCTTGCTGCGCAGACGCTCCGGCAAGGCCCAGAACAGCAAGGCCGCCGCCAGCAGGCTGGTGACGCCGATCACGTACAGCGCCGGGGTGGTGCTGCCGGTGACGTCCTTGATGTAGCCCACCATCACCGGGCTGACGATGCCGCCGAACTGACCCAGGGTGTTGATCAGCGCGATCCCGCCGGCGGCACCGGCACCCGCACCGGCCAGCAGCTTCGGCGGCAGTGCCCAGAACGCCGGGATCGAAGCGATGATGCCCGCCCCGAGCAAGGCCAGGGCGACGATCAGGAAGGTGGT